CGAATATTGCCCGGCCGCCGGCGCCGAGGCGACGAGCCGCAGCGGCAGCGCGCTCGCGGCGTAGACGACGCCCTGATCGGCGACGAAATTCGTGTGGAGGCTCGTCGAATAGGTGTAAGGCGATGCGGCCGGAACGCTCGCCGCTTCGCCAAATTGCGTTTGCGTGACGCCGGCCGACGGCGTCACGCCGAAGAACAGCGATCCGAGCGCCTGGCCGGAGATGCGCGCCATCTTCGCCTTGCCGGCCATCTTGCGCGTTCCCGAGCCGATCGCCACGGGAAAGTTATATTGCCCGTAGAGCGCTTTCGTCGTCGTGCTGACGTTGAGCGTGACTTCCTGCGCGAGGCCGAAATTGATCGGCGCTCCGCCTTGCGGCGTGCCGATCAGCACGCCCGAACCGAAGACGAACATGGGGGTTCTCCGTTGTGAGGAATGAAGAAAATTTAGTCGCGATCGAAAACGCCGGCGCGCTCACGGCAGCATGAGCCTGATGCTAACCACCGCCAGCCCGTCGCCGTCCATATCGCCTGTATCGCGCACGGGGACGCCCGCGATCTTGCAATCATACACCGCGCCGCCGAGCGTCTGACGGCCGGCGCTGAGATCGCCAGCGCGCGGCGTCAAGGCCGCGTCGATGGCGTCGAGCGCGGCGTTGATTGTCACGGCGCCGGGCGTGAAGGGATCGCGCGAATCGAAATAGAGAAACAGCTTGGCCTCGATGGTGCGCCTTGGCGTGGCGGCCGACGTCCAGGCGTAGGATTCCGGTCCCGATTCGAGCTGAAACAGCGCCGGCCGCATCGCCGCCGGAACCTCGCTCCACAGCCGCAGCCGGCGCGAGGCCATGCCCCAGGCGAAGGCGTTCGACAGCGTGTCGAACAGCGCGGAGAAAGCGGCTTCGCGACTCATAGACGGCTCCAGGTTTCGCCGGGCGCCGCGGCGAGCGCGGCGACGATCTCGGGCGTCATCTCTTCGAGGCTCGCTCTGAGATAGGAGCGTTCGGGCAGCGTTGAGCCGGGATGCGCAACGCGCTTGGCGAAGCGCAGCGCACCGCCCGCTATGAAGGCCAAGGCCTGAGCTTTGTTCGGCAGGATTTCATGGGCGGCGGTCCGGCCGCCATATTCCTGGATCGCAGCATATTTGATATCGCCGGCGGAGCCGACGCTGACGAGGATTCTGTCACCCTCGACGCTCGCCTCGCTGACGATCGAAGCGCGCAACGCGCCGCTTATCGCGTTGAGAACCTCGCCCGACAGTTTATCGTCCCTCACCTTGTCGCCGAGCGCCGCGGCGAGGGCGGCGGCCTTTGCGGAGAGATCGCGCAGGAGCTCGGCTGGAAGAGAGTCGAGGCGCGCCTCGAGCGCCTCCGCGCCGACAAGGTCGAGCGTCAGCATTTACATCGTCACCCGGCGATAGGGCCGCAGCAGCGCCAGCACGGCTGCCGAGATGGCTGATGTGTCATAGGCGATCGTCTCCTGGCCGCCGACCGATTTCGACTTGAGGCCGATCCGCTCGGCCGCGCGAAAGCGCTCCGCCGCAAGCTCCAGCGCCGCCTGCGCAACGTCTTGCGGAATGTAGCCATAGGAGAGCGACAGCGCCGCGCCGGCGTCCGCCGGCGAAAAGCTGTAGAGGCCGGCCGAAACCGCATATTGGCCGAGCGCCGGCGCCGAGGCAACCGGCGTCAGTTTGACGCCGGTGGCGGCATAGCCGACGCCGAGATCGCAGGCCCAGGGTCCGTAGGGCTGGAGCGCGGCGGCCTGCCAGGGCGATGTGGCCGGGACCTGCGCGGCTTCGCTCGTCACGCCATAGCCCGCGCTATAGGAAATCGCCACATTCTGCCGGCCGCGCAGCGGCCAGCAGCCGAAAATATCGACCGCCTGCTGTCGCCCAGGCGGCGCGGAATCGGCGCCTTGCAGGAGAAAGCCATGCCGAACGCCGGGGACGACGGGGGGAACAGTGAGGCCGTCAATTGTCAGCGAGGCGATGTTCAGCACGGGCCAGTGACGCAGCCAAAGGCGCGCGCTCTGACCGTCGAGCGTTTCGTTGTAAGCCTGCGGCAGCAAGCCGGGGCGGCCGAGCCAGCTGTATATGGCCCGGCTCGCGGCGCTGATGAGCGCGGCGAGCGCCGCGTCATTGGGCGTAGGCGAGGACGGCAGCCCCAACCACGCTTTGAGCGCCGCCAGGGTGGTCAGATCATTCGGGGACATGGACCCTCTCCATGCAGCGGCGTTGAAGAATTTCCGCGATCCGGCCGGCGCCGCGATCGCGGACGCTCTCAGCCGTTGCCGATATTGGTGAGGATGCCGACGCCGAACGGCGCATAGACTGCGAGCACTTCTTCGGCATAGACGCCGAATTCGCGGCGGCGCGTGCGCACCGGCCAGTCGACGCGATAATAATCGCGGCGCGTCAGCACTTCGGCGACATTGGGCGCCTGGTTCGACTGGTACCAAACCGGCAGGCGCTCGCAATAGGCGAGGATCGTGCCGGGCGGCAGGTCGGGATGGACCTGGATCGGAATGTCGAACCCGCCGTCGACGCTGAATGGGTTGTAGTACCAACGCACGACGCCCGAAGCCGATACGCCATAGGGGCCGCCGCGATCGTTGTCGGCCGTGATATTGTAGCGCACCAGCGGGCCCGACGCGCTGGTCAGGCATTTGTTGGTGATGTTCTTCTGCTCCTGTGCATTGACATAGAGCACCGTCGGCGACAGGCGATAGGCGTTCCACATCTGCACGAGCATATTGTCGATCTCGACGACGGAGCCGCGCCCTGAAGCGGTAAGGAACGAGCCCGTGCCCGCCGTGCCCGAGCTCAGCGCCTGCACATAGGCGTTGTTGACAGGATTGAAGCCGATCGTCAGCAGGCCGTCGAAAGCAAGCGAGGCGTTGCGCGAACAATCGGCAGTGATCGCGCTGGCGGGCTGCTGACCCGTCGCGAGCGGCGTCGACTGCGCGAGGCTGTTGATCGGGGTGATCGCCTGCAAGGTTTCCGAGCCGGCCGGTCCGATATACCAAGCGTAAGCCACCGCGCCGACGACGACGGGAACGATTGCGAACAAGGTCTGCCCAAGCGTCACCGCCTGCGTCGCATTGGCGCTCTTGTTCGAGGAGCCGCCGTTGAGGGTGTACGTATTGCCGTCGTTGCCGGTGATCGTCTTGACCGTGGCGACACCGGCAGCAACCGAGGAATTGCGATAGCCTTCGAAGGCGAGCGCTACGACAATCACCGAATAGGTCGCCGCCGGCAAGGTCGCGCCGGTTCCCGATGCGGAAAGCGCAGGCGTCCCCGGCGTTCCCAGCGCGAGCGAGGCGTTGCCGCCGAGCAGGCCTGTCTCCTCCTTGCGCATGGTCTTTTGCAACAGACGCAATGTCGCCGTCGCATTGACGTCTTCGAAGCCCTGCGAAGCCGCTTCCGCTTCAAAGGTCACGAAGTCTTCCTCGCCGAGCGTCATGTAGGGAGCGACCTGCGATGTGGCGACGTAGGACATGCTTGCGGTGCGCTGCCCTTCCGGCACCCAGCCCATCGCATCGAAGCCTGAGCCGGCGATCGAAGAGATCGTGCGCCAACGCGCCGCATCGCCCGGATTGAGGCGCTGGACGCGCGGGATCGCATTGCGCAGCGGCGTGATGATCGGATAGAGATTTTTCGCCGGCGCCTGCAGGTCGTAGTTGGAAAGGCCGGTAGCGAGCGTGACGTTCTTGGCGAGCGATTCCTTCATCAGGCCGAGGGTTTCTTGCGTAGTCTGGGCGATATTCATGGGGTTTTCCTTGTGGGTTGGAGAGAGGGGGCGTCGGAAAGGATGCGCACGGTCGCGTCGCGGCGCGGTCGAGCGTCGCGAATTCGCGGCAGTGCGGTCGTGGGGAAGTCAAGGAGCCGCGCACTTGTGCGGACAGTCGGTGGGAGACTAAGTAGCCGTTTGCGCGACAGCGGTCCCGGACCCGACGGCGGCAACAATTTGAGTTGGCGTTCTCAAAACGGCGCTTTGAGAGACTTGTCGATCAATTCGTCGGCGCTCTTTCGAAGATCAGATCGAATCCCAACTCGCGAATAGTGAGCGTGCACCAGTCAAGGAGGTTTTGGCCTTGTTGGCTGACGGGATAATTGGCGATGATTTTTACGACGACTTCTCGCCCTTCTGCCTGTGGAAATTCTCTGACAAGTTGACCGGATTCAATAAATCCAACGTAGCAATTCAATTTTGCTTGCAACAATTCAAGATGAGCGCCTTCTAAATCGCCCCATGGGAGATGATCGATAAGACATAGAATGACAGGGCCGGATTCCGGTTGGCCGTAGACCACGAAATCGATGACGTTTGTCGTATCCACAGCCATCGTGAGTTACCTCTTTGGATTCCGGATTAGTTCAACAGTAAGAGGAGGTATTTTTGTACCACCAGGTGTCACAGGTTTGCCCGCGCCCGCGATAGTCACGCCAGTTAATCCGATTTCCGGAAAAGCCCGGGCTTGGTTCGGGGTCAGCGGTGCGGTGTCGGATGCTTTGCATTCTATGCACCTTATAGCCCCTGTCTTCGGATCCCTCGCCACGAAGTCGAAACGTACCTTCACGCCGGACTCGGTGACTCCCGTGACCTGCTCGCCGAATTCCAAACCGTTTTCGATCAATGTAGATTCGTATATCTCCTCGGCGGCTTTTCCTGCGAGCTTGTTCGCGGCGAGTTGCGCGGCGGCCCTTGTGGCTGCTGTGATTTCTGTGCTTTCACCAAGCGTAATGACGCCGATTGCCGCGTCAAGCAGCGCGGCGGCCTCATAAATTGCTGCATTGCTATAATTGCCTCTGTGCAGCGCGTCGGACGCCAGTCGACCATAATGGGCGCCCGGCACGGCATCCGCGACGCTCGCGGACGTATCATGGAGGTAGCTTGCCCAGTTCGATGAATTGTCGGCGACCTGTACGCTGCGCGACGAGGGTGGCTTCACGCCGTCGTCGACGATGCCGTCTCCTTTCGTCCATCGCCCGCTCGGGCGCCCGCTGCCCGCAGGCACGCGGAGCTGGTCGGGGTTGTAGGTGCGGGTGACTTCTTCCGCGGTGGCGTTTCCAATCTCGAGAGCCGCGAGGAGTTCGCCCGGCCCCATGCCGCGCTTTATCAACTCGTCCGCCGCCGACAGCCGCCATGCGGTCTCGACAGACGGCTGCAGCTTCGGCAGGTTCGCGAGCGCAAGGTGGACGAGCGCGAGCGGCGTCTGACCTTCGCTTTGCTTTTCAAGAGCGCAGCGGATATGTACGAGTTCCCGCGGAGCGATGAGACGGCCGCAGGCGACCGCTAGCAGCACTGCAACGCGGGCCCCGTCGAAGGCTTCGCCGTCCTGCTTGAGCAGGAGGCTGCGGTTAGCAAGGCCTAGTCTGGTCTCCGCGCCGAGCACGAGTGCGTCGCCAACAAACACCATCGCGGAATACAAGGGCGCGCTGGCGGCGCGCGCGTCCGATTGCTTGCGCAGCGCTTCCACTGGCATTGGCGGCCTCAGGGTTGTTGATGGCAGAATTGGGGCTGGAGCAGTACGATGCGCGCAGCCGCGGTCGTTCGCTTCTGCCGGCGTGAACGACGTTCGCGCCATGCATGTCGAGCATAGGGCCTCGGCGAGGGTGTTTACGTCCGGAATCTTCGGCGCAAGCACGAACCTCGTCAGGCCGGCATCAGCCTTCGCAGGTCAGTCAATTTACGTACGAAGGATGCTCGTCCAAAGCCGGCGCAACAGCGCGCAAAGCGTCGCGGCGGCGCCTCTCGAAGCCCGGCTTTTCAGAGCCTTTTCAACGTTCTAATGCAGGCCGGGCGGATCAATAAAATGTTATGAGATGTTGCGTCGCACCTATGGTATGTTGCGCCGCACTGGCTCTTATAGAAGTCTTTGGAGACGGCCGCCAACAATCGCCCAAGGCTATCGGCGTTCCCAGCGACGCATATTGCAGATCCCAGGCTCAGATTCATGACAGCTATCGTTCGATTGGCGCTTGCCCGCCCCTACACTTTCGTCGTGATGGCGATCCTGGTGATGATTTTTGGCGCGCTTTCGGCGATCCGGACGCCGACTGATATTTTCCCGAATATCGGGATTCCCGTCATCTCGGCGGTTTGGAGTTATACCGGCTTGCCGCCCGACGACATGTCCGGCCGCATAGTCTCGATCTACGAACGCATTCTGTCGACGACCGTCAATGACATCGAACATATCGAATCGCAGTCGCTCCCCGGCACCGGCGTCGTCAAAATCTATTTCCAACCGACCGTCGACATCAGCGCCGCGCAGGCGCAGGTCACTTCGATTTCTCAAACCATATTGAAGCAGCTTCCCCCGGGGATCACCCCACCGATCATTCTGGTCTACAACGCTTCGAGCGTACCGATCATCCAGTTGGCGCTGTCGAGCGACACGCTCTCTCAAACAGAGCTCAACGACCTCGCGCAGAATTTCATCCGGCCCGCGCTGACAACGGTTCCTGGCGCCCAGATTCCCTATGCTTACGGCGGCGCCGCCCTGCAGGTGCAGATCGATCTCGATCAGAAAGCGCTGCGCGCCCACGATGTTTCGGCGACCGATGTCGGCAATGCGCTCGCCCGGCAGAACCTGATCACACCGGTCGGCACGGAGAAGATCGGTTCTTACGAATACACGATCGACCTCAACGATTCCCCGAAAGTCATGGAGGATTTCAACAATTTGCCGATCAAAGTGGTCGATGGCGCCGTCGTCTTCATGCGCGACGTCGCCTATGTCCACAGCGGATCGCCGCCGCAGACCAACGTGGTTCAGCTCGACGGCCGCAAGGGCGTGCTGATGTCGGTTCTCAAAATCGGCTCCGCATCGACGCTCGATATCATCGATGGCATCAAGGCGCGACTGCCGGCCATTCAGGCCACCCTGCCGCCCGGGGTCAATCTCAAATTCGTGGGCGATCAGTCGGGCTTCGTCAAAGCTTCCGTTGCCGCCGTCGTGCGCGAAGGCCTGATCGCGGCCGCTTTGACGGGCTTTATGATCCTGGTGTTTCTGGGAAGCTGGCGCTCGACATTGATCATTACGGTGTCGATCCCGCTCGCGGTCCTTTGTTCCCTGACCGCTCTGTCGCTGCTTGGCCAGACGATCAATGTGATGACGCTCGGCGGCCTGGCGCTCGCGGTCGGCATTCTGGTCGACGACGCGACCGTCACCATCGAGAACATCAATCGCCATATGGAGGAGCATGGCGAAGACATTCTGACGGCCATCACGCGCGGCGCGCAGGAAATTATGCCGCCCGCAACGATTGCGCTGTTTTGCATCTGCATCGCCTTCGTGCCGCTGCTATCGCTTGGCGGCGTCGCCGGCTATCTGTTCCGGCCGTTGGCGATGGCGGTCGTCTTCGCGATGATCGCCTCCTATGGCCTGACCTATACGTTGGTGCCGACGATGGCGCATTTTCTCTTGCGCAACCAGCATCGCCATTCGGCGCACGCCGAGTCCGGCGAACCCCTGCGGGCCGGCTTTTTTGCGCGCTTTCAAGCCGGCTTCGAACATCAGTTCGAACGGCTGCGGCGGGGCTATATCGGCCTCTTGCAATTGGCGCTCGCCCGCCGCTTCTGGTTCGTCGGCGGCTTCCTCGGCGTCGCCCTGCTGTCGCTCGGACTTTTGCCATTTCTCGGGCAGGACTTCTTCCCTTCGGTCGACTCCGGCGCGGTCAGGATTCACATGCGCGCTCCGACCGGGACCCGCATTGAGGAAACGACGCGGCTGGCCGATCAGGTCGAGCAGAAGATCCGCGCGCTGATCCCGCCTGCGCAAGTGGCGAGCATTGTCGAGAACATCGGTTTGCCAAACAGCGGCATCAACATCGCCTACGGGAACTCCGGAACCATCGGCGTCTTCGACGTCGATATCTTGGTTACCTTGAACGAAGGACCGATTGCGACGGACGCCTATGTCAAGACGATGCGCGAGCAATTGCCCAAAGCGTTTCCCGGGACGACTTTCTCTTTCCTGCCTGCCGACATCGTCAGCCAAATCCTCAATTTCGGCTCTCCGGCGCCGATCGACGTTCAGGTCGCCGGCGCGAAACTTGAGGAAAGCCGGGATTTTGCGAACAGGCTGCTTGCCAAAATCCGTCGTGTCCCCGGCGTCGCGGACGCACGTATCCAGGAACAATTCCAGGACCCGGCGCTCAAGGTCGATTTCAATCGGGAACTCGCCGGCGTTGTCGGGTTGACGGAAGGCGACGCCGCCTCCAGCATCCAAGCGACGCTGTCGGGCAGCACCCAGACGGCCCCGACCTATTGGTTGAATCCGGCCAACGGCGTCTCTTATCCGGTTTCGGTCCAGACGCCCCAATATGGCATCGATACGCTCGGAGAACTCAAGAACCTGCCGCTGACCGCCGCCCAGTCGACGCAATTGCTCGGCGGTCTGGCGACCTTTTCGCCCGAACCACTCGACGCGGTCGTGTCTCATTACAATATCCGCGACACTGTAAATATCTTCGCCACGACGCAGGATCGCGATCTCGGCGGCGTCGCAGCGGAAATCCAGAAGATCGTCGATGATGCGCGCGCCGATCTTCCCAAAGGCTCGACCGTCGCTATTCGCGGCCAGGCGGCCACAATGACCAGCGCCTATCAGCAGCTGATTGTCGGCTTGGCCTTTTCGATCGTGCTCATCTATCTGCTGATCGTCGTCAATTTTCAGTCCTGGCTCGATCCTTTCGTGATCATCATGGCGCTTCCGGCCGCATTGGCCGGCATCGTGTGGATGCTGTTTATCACTTACACTACCCTATCGGTGCCGGCGCTGACGGGCGCGATCATGTGTATGGGCGTCGCCACGGCCAACAGCATTCTCGTCGTCAGTTTCGCCCGCGAACAGCTCGCCGAAGGCAAGGACGTGATCGCCGCCGCGCTGGAAGCGGGCGCCACCCGGTTCAGACCGGTGTTGATGACCGCGCTCGCCATGATCATCGGCATGGCGCCCATGGCCATCGAACCGGGCCAGAATTCGCCGCTTGGCCGTGCGGTCATCGGCGGCCTGCTTTTTGCTACTTTCGCGACACTGCTATTCGTCCCCGCCCTATTCGCCATCGCCCATGGACGCCAGCCACGTCCAGTCAATGCAGCCGAGCCGTTCTCCGGCCTGCCATCCCACGCCTGACCTGGAGTCCTCATGTCTTCCGAACCGTCCGTTCGACCGCCCAAGCCGCGCCGCGTCTTGCTCTTTCTGAGCGTCGTCGCCGTCGGCGCCGCGAGTCTTGCTATCTTCGGTATCGTCGATCGCGCCAAGAGCAAGCAAGAGGTGGGGACGTGGACCAATGAGCAGGCAATTCCGACCGTGCGGCTCGTCCAGGCGGAGCGCGGACCGGCCGAAGAACAGTTGGTTCTGCCGGGCAATGTGAATGCCTTTTATGCAGGCTCGCTTTTTGCGCGCGCAAGCGGCTATGTGACGGCGTGGCGCAAGGATATCGGCGCGCATGTGGCGAAAGGCGAGGAACTCGCCACGATCTCGGCGCCCGATCTCGATCAGCAGCTCGCAGAGGCGAAGGCGCAGCTTATCCAATTGCAGGCCGCGGTCGAGCAGGCGCAGGCCACCGCCGATCTCGGTAAAGTGACGGACCAGCGAACCGCGCGGCTTGTCGCTCAGGGCTGGTCGAGCGCCGAGCAGGGCGATACGGACCGTCTCACGGCGGCCTCGCGCACAGCCGCGCTGGCCGTCGCCAAAGCCAACGTCGTCGCCCAACAGGCCGCGGTCGGTCGGCTGGAAGAGCTCGCGAGGTTCGAAGAAATCAAGGCGCCCTTCGATGGTGTCGTGACGGCCCGCAACGTCGATATCGGCGATCTCGTCACCGCGGGCGGCACGTCGGGGCGCGCGTTATTCCAGATCGCCGACATTCATCGCATGCGCGTCTATGTCAATGTTCCGCAATCTTTCCTTGGCGAACTCAAGCCCGGGATAAAGGCGACGCTGCATCTGCCTGGCCAAAAGGAGACCTTCGAGGCGGAGCTCGTGTCGACTTCGAATGCGCTCGTGCAAAACTCCCGCACGGCGTTGATCGAACTTCAGGCGGACAATCCGGATGGAAAGCTCTGGCCTGGCGCCTTCGCCGAGGTTCAATTTCACATTCCCTCCGACTCGAATGCGTTGCGCATTCCGGCGACCGCCCTGGTCTTCGGCGCTCATGGCATGCGCGTGGCCGCTTTGGACGCGAGCGGCAAGGTCGTGATGAAGCCGGTGACGCTCGGCCGTAATCTCGGCAATCGCGTCGAGGTTGAATCCGGCGTGTCATTGGCTGACCGGCTGATTGATAATCCTCCAGAATCGACCGAGACCGGCGAACTCGTTCAAGTGGCCGGCGAAGAGGCGACTCCGCCGGTGGTCGCCGCGGCGAAAAAGGCGGATTCCGCTACCTCAACAAGCGATTGAGACGCAAAGTAACGCCGTGTCTTGCTCTGGTAAGCTAACCCAAAAGACGATTGTCGGTGTGACGACGTAGCGTCCCGCTCGACGGGCGCGCCACTCAATGGCCCATCAGAACCGCGGCCCAGCCGGATTGGCCAGGCTGATCTTCGTCAGCGCATGCGCGCGCTCGTTGGGCGACAGCGCCGCCAGGCGGCGTATCGCCTCGTCGATCGGGCGCGCGGCCATCGGCCGCTTTCGGTACTGCGTGCGATGCCGCCATCTCGCCGAGCACTGCGGCGGCTGGCTGCTCAGCTCTTGTCTTGGGCGACCGCCGCGTCGG